GGAACAAAATGCCCTTAAATAGTTTTTTCATGCCTTCAGCCAGAATTCGGGCTGTCAGCTCAATGCGACCTTGGCTGGCATTGATCGTTGCATTCACAGCTGCTTTGGTGCTTGACTGCAATGCGTCAGCATTCAGCCCCATGGCCGCCTTGCTCATGCCCGTGCGATCTTCCTTGATCTGGTCCATGTATTCCATCATCGGGAATGCGGCCTGACCCACAAATGGGGTTGTCAGGGGTTGGACCATGCCAGGCGCGCGCATTCTGATAATTGCACCCGTCTCATTGTTCAAGACATCATCGATATTGACTTGGCCTTCCACCACAGCTGTGCGTGGGTGAATGGACTGGGCCAGACTGTCCAATGTGTTTCGGAGTATTTCCGACTTGATCTCTTGCAAGTCGCGGGTAATATCAAAAATCGACATCGCCTCAAGGGGGCTTGTGTGTGGCTCTGGATCGCAGGGAAAGTCAGCAAATGGAATGTAGCTGGCTGGCAGATTGCGCACCACCTTATAGCCACCGCCCATGCAGCACACTTTTCTAAGCTCTGCAATGCCATCACCATCAAAGTCCACACGGGAATATGCCTCGATGTACAGCACGCGCTGCATCATCGGGTTGGCAGCGTCACTTGTGCCAAAAGTGGTACTCAGTGGCTGACGCGCCAAATACTCATCATTGCTGTCAAGGTCTGTCGATGACAGATTCTCTTCAATTTCATCCTGGTCATAACCCATGGCAATCAGGTCGGCCACAGTGGCCATCTGCCTGTGGGCAATGATGGTCGAGTCTTCAAACGATCTTGCGCGTCTGTCCAAGAGTAGCTCTTCGGGTGGCACGGCCATGATCTTGATGCGACCATCCTTTGTGATTCGCTTGATCTGCACATCATGGATCATGGGCGCAGGCATCACCATGGGCTGGCCAGTGGTGGGGTCTACTGTCGTCAGCTGTGCCTCGTCAATGGCTGGGTCTGGGTAAGACGTAATGATCTTGACCTCACCGCCAGGCTCTTGCATGAGCATTTCGAGGGTCTGGTCATCGAGGCCGGTGTACTCTTCAATCCGGACCTTCTCGTCATCTTCCCACCAAAATTTTGCAATGCCGCATTTCCTGACCAGTGCATCTTTGAAAATGGCATAACTGGTCAAAAACCCGTTGTTGTCATTCTGGAATACATAGTTGGCGTAGTCGGTCGCCTGCTGGGCCATCTTCACATCTTCTGGGCCACGGGGTGAAAACTCCACCACATTCTCAGAATTAAAAAATACCCGCATCAGGCTTGGCAGCATGGCCGAGACAGTGTCGCGCACTTCCATGGCCACCACTTTGCTGTTGCCTTCGACCTCATTGCCGAATAAATCCCCGCGATAGTATTCAGTCCCCTTGGCGCGTGTGGGGGACAGATCACTGTCCACATAGCTCACCGCATCGGTCAGGTCTTGCGTGATGATCGCTTGCAGCTCTGCATCATCCATTGGCTCGGTGGCTGCAATGTCGGTGGATAGGTTATCGGTAATATTTTCAATCATGGCTTGACCTTTGTAAGAACCACATACATGGAGTCCACAGCCCTTGGGGTGCGGATAATTTCGTCTTGTGGCAATTCTAGTGCTTCTCCCACCTTTGAGAGACGCATTTCCAGTGTTGTCAGCTCAAACCGATCTGGCCAGCCCAAGTACCAGTGCCACTCGGTGTAATACTTCCAAGAATTCTCGTTAAATGCCCTGACATGGGTCGGGTCTTGCCACGCCCCAAGACTTAACTCATAAGGCACATGAATCCGCATCTGGCCACCCACCATCAACAATTCTTTGCAGTTGGTCATGGCATCGACCAGATTGGGGATGTGTTCCAGCACATCATTGGCCAGAATCACCTCAAACATTCCTGGCACGATCTCCAGCTGCCCAAACCTAGTCTGTAGCGTGTCGCCCCACTTAATCTTGCTGATATCCACCAGCCAGTCAGGATTCTTGCTGGCTTGAATATCTGCATTCAGATACTCAGCGCACCAGTCTTTGCCAGAGCCTAGATTAAGAATCAAACCAGGCATTCGCATAATTTGGTCGATTCTCTCTGAGCCATGGCAGCGCATCCTCATGGAGCTTCTGAGCATTGAAACCAATGGTGTTGCTGCCAATGTGGTGGACATAACTGGCACTCACATAATGGGCATAGCCTTTTTGGATTAAGTCCATACAATGCACATCGTCACTGTACCAATTCAGAGGGGGAAACTTTGCCTCCCCAAATGCATCACTTGATATCCATGCAAATATGGGGCTGACCTCTTGGACCAGTTTGATGTGGGCCTCAGACGGGAATTTGTAGAAGTTCAGCTTCTCTGGCTGGTCAGTGATCCGCACATTTTGACAAGGTCTGGCAGCGTCACACCTAGCCGCCACCCACCCAGCTTTGTAGCTGTTCATGGTCCTGACAATGGCCACATCTTCCATCAGCACTTTCACGCTGGTGGGTGTCAGCACTATGTCGTCATTGGCCACAATGCATGATGACCAGTCTTTGAGCGCTGCCTCAATGATTTCGTTGTAGTCTTCGCCAAAGCTCCTTGGCTGGCCATAAATCTTGAAGTCAGCCTGATAATTGTCAATCACCGACTGTGGACCGCGCAGATAGACCGGACACTCTGGCGCGTATTGCTTGATTGACTCCAGCATCACAGACAGACCATGGCCCTTGACAGTGGCAATGACAATTGGACAAATCATTTCTTGGCCTTGTTCCTGGCACTGATCGCAGCCGCCTTGGCTTTGGCATCAGCCTTGGAGCTTGCGCCCCATGCCTTCAGACTCAGCAGCAGCCTGGTCGGCTCACCACCCTTCATCTCAGGCCCAGGCATATTGCCCATGCGCGCCAAGAATGATGCGCGTCTTGGGTTGTCGCCAGCCTTGACTGGCGCTTTCAAGTTCATGCCCTCGGTCTTGGCACTTGCCCGACCCTTGGCATTCAAACCACCAGATGGGCTTTTGCCCTCTTTGCGCTGCCAAGCTGGGGTCTTCATTTCTTTTTCACTGGCTTGGCGGTTTTAGCCGCTGCCTTAAAGTCTGAAGCGCTTGGAGCGCCCTTTGCCCCAGGCTTGCGCATTTTCTCTTTGCTGCCAGCAGCAATTCTTTCGCGTTTAGCATGAATGTTTGCATATAGACCTTTCATTCCTCTTCTCCCTCTTCATAGTCTTCGCCCTCTTGCTCACCAGTGTTTGGACCACCGACCACCCATGCATCGCACGTTCTACTGGCTGCACACTTGAAGTCAAAGATTTCGCAATAACCCAGATCGGCCAACTTGATTGTTCCCCATGGGTCTGCTTCCATGCCAATGCCTTGGGCAATGCACTCTTTGATGTTGTCAGACACGTTAAACGCTGCACAGTTACCGCACAGGCTTTTCTTTGCGTCATCCATGCTCACATCCCATTTGTCAGCCTTCTTGCGCCAAAAAGCCTCGTTGGGCAGCTTGGGATTCTCAGGACCATAAGCCGCGCTGGTGATTGCCTTGGCGCGGTTTTTCAAGTTGAGGGTAATGTCTTGCGTGGGCAATGGGCAGTTCTCGCCTGCGCTCATGTCCTCGCCCATTCCCTCTTCCATGTCTCGGTCCATGACTTGGCTCATGGTGCGTTGTAGTGTTGCCATTATTTTTTCGCCTTGTTCTTTGCTGTGCGCTGACCGCGCATGGGCAGTTTAGCTTCTGACATGGCAATGGCAATGGCCTGCTTGGGATTCTTCACAACCGGACCACCCTTGCCAGAATGCAGCTTGCCAGAGCCAAACTCTTTCATCACCTTGCCGACCTTCTTTTGCGCTTTACTCATTGCCTTCATAGGTTTCCCCCATTGATTTGTCAATACCCGAATTATGCAACCCGCGACAAGTTTCTGCGTAGGGGTTGAGACCACTTGCTTGAGCCACTGCTCCCGTACATCCCCATCACCGCATCACTTGCAAATGTCAGGACAAAGGCATCGGCCTTGTCAGGACTTGGCAGGCCGCGCCTCTTGATCTCGTCTTTCCCCTCAATGGCGATCTTGCCATTGCTGGTGAAGTTGTACCGCACTGTGGCCAGCTCGGCAATCAAGACATCATCCTTTGGCATCTTGCAGTCCCGCGCCTCAAGCCACGCCCTTGCCCGATACCAAAGCTCGGCCTTCAGATTCCTGTAAGTCCCGCCCATGGCTGGGGACTCGGACACATTGATGCCACGGGCTGGCAGCCCCAGTTCCCGCAGCCGATCCACCACGCCAGCCCCAAGGCCAATGGAGTCGACCAGTATTTCCTTGT